ATAGTTATAGCTCTTTTAATCCAATATCAATTAATTTTAGTTCTTTTTGCTGGTCTAGTCTATCTTTTGTAGTTTCGTCTTTCATTATTGCAATATCACGCATGGTACCAATACGTTCTCTATCTATTGTATCTTGTCGGGTTTGTTCCGTTGCACGTTGTTCTTCTTTCGCTACAAACTGTTGCTGTTCTTGATTTAACTGTTGACCTTTTAAAGCTAACTCTTGTTTTCTAATTGTCACTAATGGGTCTTCTTCTTGAGGCGTGCCAATTTGTTGAGTAAACTGAGTCATTAGCTCGGTCATGATAGGTGCGCTAAATTGTGCCAATATATCATTAGCTTGCGTATTTAATTGTTGTGCTTCAACTGGACTGACTTGCTGTGCTTGTTGTTGCAACTGTTGATATTGTTGCATCGCTTCTGGTGGCATTTGCTGTTGAGCAATGGCATCAGCTTTTAACTGTAAATGCTCCATAATATGAGAGATTATATTGGCTTGCACTTGAGGGTTAACTTGGACAGGTTGCAAACTTAATAAACTAGAATGAGAAGCAATATGAGCATCGTGATTTTGTTGTGGGAATGCTTGTGCTTGACCGCCCATCATCAAAGTGCTGTTTTCCATGCCTGCTTCAATAGGTGATGGCTCACTTGGAGGCGGTGGTAACAATAAGGTGTCAATATTGTCTACGCCTAATGAAGAATACATCCTACGATACGCTTCATATACGCCACCAGGACCATGTATCTCAGGATTAGATTGCACTAATTGCATCATTTCTTGAGCCATTACAATACGTTGGCTAGTAGAAAATATATCTGGATTACTAACAGGGAATATATCAACTTTACCATCAAAATCAGACTGTTTTATCTCGTTTTGACCGCCTGATACCTGATATGGGTAGGTAGGTGGCAAGCTATCAGCAAAAATATTGGCTAATAACCCAAACTCTTTCTTTTGAGCATTATGTAGGCGTTTATGTATTGCACTCAATACTTTAGTGGATTTTTCCATCAAAGCCAGTGTTGTACCTACAGGTGCTTGTGAATTACCCTCGCCTACCGCTATTTCTGCAATAGAAGCAAAGCGTTGGCCTGATGAAACCAATAATCCCAGTAGATTTAACAGTGTGCCACTCGGTTCTTTGAAAGGTAATGGCTGTATTGCATCTCGAAGTGAGCCTGCGGGTGCATCTACATCTCTAAACTCACCAGGTTGAATCGGTTCGTCTTCATTTCTAATGCGTATGCCTCTGGTTTTAAACCCAGCAGGCAGATTAGCAAGCGTTCCCGCATCAATTAACTGTCTTAATATAGAGGTAGAAGCTTTAGATAGGCCGCCAATCATGTGAGAAAGACCAAAGCCGTAGAAACCAAGTCCTGGTAAGAACTTGAAATGCACAAAGTATTCAATCTTATTACGCATTGGGTCTTCTTCTTTAAAATTTCTGCGTATTGACAGTACATTTTCAGTATTAGAGTCAATAGTCACGATGTAAGGCAACTTAACGCCTGATTCTTCACCGTCTTCACCTATATCTTCAAACCCTTCAAGGTCTAAATTACAATGGATTTCATATAACATACAGACTTCGCCTGTATCATAAGAAGGCTCCATGCCTTCTAGTTTCTCTTTTTCTGTATTTAACGATGAATAATTATTAGCATCATCATCGGGCTGCATATCAAACTTCTTATAAAAACCAATAGCTTGTAGTTTGCGTACATCATTGTCTGGCATCTTAATAACGTGTGTAATGCGTGGGCAAGATTCTAGATCCGTTGTGTAATAAGGTACGATTAAATCTTCAGGTGCAACAAACTTAGAGACGGGACGTTGTAGGTTTTCATCGTAATACACTTTCTTAAACGCAGAACCTGCAAGTGGCAGATAGAACAACATTTGGTCTAAGTCTTCGTCATACTCTTGCATGACATGCACAATCTCATAGTTCATAAACTCACGTACACGTTGTGCTTGTTCTTCTACTACTGAATCGTATGCACCCACTACTTGAGTTTTGACTGGACCGCCAGCGGGTAATAATTCTTTATAAGCTTGCGCTTGGAATTGCGTAACCGCTTCACCCAGTAAAGGATGTGTTACACCACTAGCGCCTTCAAATGGCTCAGAGCGAGTTTCATCAAACTTCATGCCCAAATATTTAAGTCCATCAGTATAGGTTTTTTCCCAATCTTCTCTAGAGGATTTGTCACTATCAATAGCACTAGTAAGATCAAGATAGATTTTAGATAATTCAGATTCAGAAACTACTTCGGCTAAATTTTCATTGAATTCTGTTGTCATTTGTTCTTCAGGCTCTGGACCTAATAATGCAGAACCGTCTTCTTGCATTTGCACATCAGGCTCTTGAAATTCACTTAAAACTTCAATAATTTCATCGTCTAGTTGATCGTCAGGGGATTGACTGGTTGTCATATCTATTGGGTCTGATGTCATTCTTTCAATTGCCATTTTTTATTTCTCTTTATTTATAATCTCAGGATACATAATTTTTCTATCAGCCTCTGCTTCACCTGCACTACTGTAGCTTTTTATTTTACCTGATTCTATATATGACATGTATTTCTTAATTAGCTCTTGATCGTTTTTTATTTCTTTTCCTGTTTCTGGGTCAAATCTTGGTAAAAGGTAATGTTTGTCTTTAGCCGTGCCAACTGAAGTTATTTTCATTGTGACTGTATTTTTTCCTTCTTTTCCCTGCTTATTACTAGATAAGACATTGTTATGAAAATTCAAAAGAAATTTTTTATTTATATCAAATCTATCATTTTTTGATTTGTTTTCAACATCCATCAATAATAAATCCTTTGTCTTACGCTTCTGTCTTCATCTTCGTAGTCAGAAGATAAACTTAAAAATCCACCTTCACGAAAACGCATGATTGCTTGCGTCATAGTATCACACAAATCATCGTTTTTTCCAAAAGGAAAAGACGCACACTCTTCAATCATCTCTTCGGCAAACATTCTTTTAGGTGCATACACCATTTCTGCTTCAAATACAGGTGCAACTGAGTGCATTCGTGTGGTTTTATCATGCCCTCTAGTCGGAGAATAATTAACCACAGGGATACCCATTCTACGTAACTCTTGAGTTAAAGGTGTACCAGAAGCTTTGGCTTCAATTAACACCATGTCTGTCTCCCAGTAATTGTACTCACGCATGGCTATCTCTTTTAACTCAGGGAAATCCCAACGCCCTTTTTGACAATCTAAAAGAATAATACAATCTGATGCAGTTTCTTCATTCCTAAACACACCCCACGTTGATATAGCTGAGTAATCAGCCGTTTCTTTTCTTGAGAAAGCCGTATCGTAAGATTGCATAATGTAATCCACGCTTGGCAAGGAATCGTTTTCCCAGCGTTTCCACCACTCTCGTTTTATAATTGCGCCTTCTTCTGCTGTGGGATTTTGCATCCACTGAGCATTCCATTTCATACCAGGCAACGAAGCCTTAACTTTAAGCAATTCATCTTCAGGCCAATACTCAGGCCATAATGGTTTATTGGTATCAGGAAAAATAGCAGGGAATTCAATTATTTCCCATTGATCGGCTAGAGGTTCTTGTTGCGCATCAAGTAACTTAGCGGTCAAATCAATGGCACTCCATCGCGTCATCACCAAAACAATAGCACCGTTTGGTTGTAACCGTTGTCGTGGTCCAGAGGTATACCACTCATAAGCAGACTCTAGGGCAGACGGACTTAACGCATCTTGCTCTGAATGCGGGTCATCAATAATTAACAGATCCGCACCACGACCAGTTACCGCACCGCCAACCCCTGCTGCAAAATACTCACCGCCTTTATTAGTTTCCCAACGACCTGCTGATTTGTTATCTGATTGCAGTTTAACTTGAGGAAATATCTTCCTATATTCTTCTTGATCCATCAAGTTACGCACTTTACGTCCGAACCTAACGGCTAGTTCCCCTGTATGCGTGGTCTGCATAATCTTCATTTTGGGTTTGAGTCCCATAATGTAGGAGGGAAAAAAAGTAGAGGCAAACTCACTCTTAGTATGTCGAGGTGGCATATTGACAATCAATCGTTTTAATTTGCCCTCGGCAACCAATTGCAGCTTCTCAGCAAAAATCTTATGGTGTCTACCGCAGATAAACTCAGGCCAGATATGATTGACATAGTTAAAGAAACTACTCTGGCATTGTTCTTGGAGTTGGTAGTTGTCTAGTTTTTCTTTGAGCATCAAAGCTTCTTTAAGCTCTGATTCGGTTAGACTGGCTAGATTCATTTATATGTATTTTTGGTCAGTGTATAAGGCTTTATCTACAAAACCGCCTTTAGCATAGCCAAGAAAATCTCTTAAACTTTTAAGGGTAGGTGCATTAAATGTTTTTTGTGTATATTTTCCACGATTGCCTTCGCTTATTCCAGGCTTGTATTCATATACAGTATATTTGTTGTTGCCTTTGTTAATAAAAACATTTCCTGGAGTGTAGTTTGGGTTAAAAATTGAATTTGGATAAGGTGATGGCACAGAATCTACTTCTGAAAAACCATGATTTTTTAACATCCTTTGCG